GATCTCCGAAGGTGTTTTTCATCTGGATGAGTTTCCCTTCGGTGGTCTCAGCTTCCGCCGTCGCGATCGCGAACCCTTGCGCCATTTTGTCCATCACGAAGGCGACCTTGTTCGCCTCCCCTTCGACCTGGGAGAGCGTCGGGATGTATCGGGTGAGCAATTCGGTCTTGCCTTGCAAGGAAGCCGCGGCGGCTTTGATCGACGTGTTGAGATCCATGTCGAACGCCTTGCTCAGTCCGATCGCGCCCCGAATCACGGCGTCCAGTTGGTGGGCTTGAATTCCCATCGCGGTCGCGGTGGTGGCAAGGGAGATTGAGAGCTCGTCCCCAACCACGGTGACCGCTTGAATGGCGGAGGCTTGCGCCTTGAAGCGGGCAAGATTCTTGTCGGCTTCCTGGCCGGATGCCTTCAGTGCGGCGTGAAGTTTTTTCTCCGCCTTCTCCTGCACGGCGAACGCCTTGACCGACGCAATTCCCATCAGAACGAGAGGAGCAGTCAGGGACATGGACATCTGGCGACCCATCCGTCCGAAGCGTGCGCTCGCCCGCTTCATCGACCGCTCGGCATGAGCGAGGGTCGCCTTCATCCCCTTCCGGAATTGTGAGTCATTGCTAGAGAGAACCATCACCAGCTTACCCATTGTCGTTGCGGCCATCTTTGTTCCTTTCTCCTTTTACTCTTTCAGATTTTGCGAAGATCGCATCGAAGCGCTCGAAGATCTCCTTTGAGGAAAGGACCACCTTCGGTTTCGCCCTGGGGACGGGCATGAAGTCTTCCGCCTTGAAACTCCTTCCCTTCGCTGAGTTTGCGTTGGCGAAGAGCGCCATGAAGTTCGCGAAGCGGCGGTCTGTCCTCTCCTCAAGCCGGGCGAAAGTCTCCGCCATTGCGCGGAGTTCCTGATCGGTTGAGTCGAGGTATTCATCGGTGGTCAATCCCAGTGCTATCCTCGCGAACGCGTACTCTTTGAGTGCGCTCGCTTCGGCTTTCCCGGCGTGGCGCGGAGCTTCTCAACCGCTTCGGTCAGTTTCTCAAACCACTCCGCCGCTTCCACATCGTCATCGAACTCGGGCGAGAGTTCGTAGAGATCCTCGCCGCTCATGTGCCGCGAAGCGGGGTTCTCGTTGCAGCACGCGAGGATGCAGAAGAGTTGCGCGACTCCTCGCCGCTTGTCATATCCGCCGAGGAAGCCCGCTTCCGAGAGCCTGAACTCGGCTCGCTTACTCCAACGCAGATGAAGTTCTGCGCTACCAATCTTCAGTTTGTTTGTCTTTGTCATTTCGTTGGGTATTTACCGCCGCCGCCCCGGCACCCAACGAGAGCCAGAACGGCGACGGACGCACTGCTGTTCACAGCGAAAGTCTAGAGGCACTCTCGTTCATAGCTTCTCCGGAAAGAGAGCGCCCCACGAACCTCTAGGGAACGCGGGACGCTTCATGGTGGGATGTGATTGGCTAGCCTGAACTTAGGCCGTGCCAGTTGTGATTGGTCCGCTGATCTTCAGAGTAGCGCTTGCCGTGATCGCGCCGTCGACGGGATTGTCCATCGAGAAGGCGGTGACGATCGCGGAGAATCGGCGGTAGTAATCGGTGGAGGTATTGGCGACCACCTCCCAGGTGTTGAGGGAGCGGTCCTGCGCCTTCGTCTCGACGATGTTCAGTCCGGAGGCGGCTCCCCCGGCGGCACCCGCCTCGGCGTCATAGACCATTTCAAAAGTGACTTCCCCGCCATCGACAAGCCCGGCGAGGAATTCCCGAGTGGCGCTTGTGGATTGGTGCGTGGTGACATCGATGGCATCGGTTGAGATACCGGGGCCGGAGATGTTGGTGATTTGTCCGACCGTCAAGTCGGTTGACGCCGGGTCGTAAACTAGAGTTGCGCCAAAGGCGGCATATGAGCTCATGAGTTGATCAAGGTTCGGAGTTGGATCGTCTTCCTGAAGAGCCCGCTTGAGCCGTCCGCTCGCGTTGCGTCCTCGAAGTTGTCGAATTCAGTATCAAGGAAAACCGCTCCGAAGTCCGTAGTCCCCTGAGAGAACTTTGTGCTCTCGACACGGGCAAGGATCGCATCCCCGGTGGCTTCGGCGGTTACGGCGCTCTTTGAGAAGATGTCGAATTGGAAAACGATCACGCGCCAAACACTCGAGCTCGTCCCGTCCTGAGTATAAGTCGCGTCATTCGACACCATCGTATAAACCGCGTAGGGATCAGTGGTGCCGTAGCTCTTTCGCGCCATTGCCGGGAAGAGCCGGGTGCCGAGCTTTGCCGCCACCGCCGAATCGGCGAGGATGTAGTCTCGGAGATCTTCCTTTACTGCACTAGCCATGATTACCTCTTAAACTTTCGCCGGTAGTGGCGGTGGATAGCAGCCGAGAGTTCCTCGGCATACTTCTTCTGTGACGCGGCCTTCTCCGCCTCGAAGGCTGGACGCATGAAAGGCTTGGCCGGGACAAATCCCGCGACCTTGCCGCCGGGAGTCTTGGCGATGTGACCGAACTCGACGAGGTGCGCGTACCAACTCGGCTTCTGGTTCTTGAATTTGAAAGCCTTCCTCGGACCGATCTTCACTTCGGCGCTCTGCTTCGCCCGGTTGGTCGATCCCTTTTTCCCGATCGATTTTCTGAGAGCTCCCGTCCTGGTTGGAGCAAGTTGCTTTGTTTTTTTCACCATCGGCGTGGCTGCTTTCAAGAGAGCGTCCTTCATCCCCCGGCGCTCGATCTGAAGCATGAGTTGCTCCGTGCTATTTTCCACGGCCCTGAAACTCTTCATGTCTAACTTCGCTTTGAACATTAGGTGATTGAGTGAGCCGCGATCATGTCGGCGATGAGAGAGTCGCGGAGATCGGCGGAGAGGTCCGGACAGATGATGAGCTCCCAGAGCTTCCCCTTGAAACCCCAGGTCCCGTGCTGGACTCCGAAAGCCAAAGTGCCGCTCATCTCCGTGAAGTCCACCGACTCGGTGCTGAAGACGCACTTCCCGGCTGCACCGATGACATCATACATCTCGTCCTTTTTCTTCGGGCTGACCACCACGCCATCGACCCGGTAGTCTCCGACGGTGACTCCCGACTGCGGGTTGGTGGTGCTCCCGCTCTGCATCGCACCGAACCAATCATTCGCGGTGCTCCCGCGGCTCATCATCATCTGATAGTTTGCCGACGTTTCGATGACGCAAAGCATGGTGTGATTGTCTGGGATATCACCCGCACTCTTGGCCGGACTCCCGAAGTTGAGCATCGTCTTCGTCCCCGAGGTCGGGAAGAGCCACGACAGGTCCGTTTCGAGAGTGGGTGCCACTCCCGCGGCGTTCGGGAAAGCGTAGAGATCGTTGCCGCTCTGGTCGTAGATCTTCGAAGTCCCGGCGTAGCGTGGACCCGAGAACACTCCGTAGAGATTGCGGGTGGTCGAGAGCGCCATGACGGCATCGATCGCGAGGTAGTCAAGGACACCCTGTTGCACCACTTCGGTTGCCGTGAAGGAGACTCCCTGCATGAGACGATTGACGGACCATGAGTAGGAAGGGATCTCCGTGAGGCGGAAGGTTCCCTTCGGCGCAGTGACCTCAATCGGAGAGTCATCGTTCGGAGCGCTCGCCAACTCGGGCCAGAGCTTGAGTGTCCCGTCGCCGCTCCCGTCCGAAGTTGCGTCCTCGGTCGCTTGATGCAAGCGGTTCCCGATCGAAACCCACTCGCCCGCCGAGATCATAAGCGAGGAGGTCGCGCCGTCGGAGTAATTGAGACTCTTCCCAGTTTGCCCGGCACCATCGACCTGCGGCGTCCCTCGCCACTTTGTCTCATTCTGCCCGACGGTATCACTCAGGAAGAAGGTTCTCTCCGGACCGTTCAAATTGAGGAAGAAGCCGATCCACTCCCGAGCGGTGGTGGCGTCCATCCCGGCGAGTTTCACTTTGACGGACCGCCGTTGCCCCGGATGCTTTTGCACCTGCTGCGCAAACGAGAACGGGCTCTGGGTGACCGCCACCGCTGTCTGGGGGATCCAGAGGATCTCCCGTATCCCGCCCGTGGGCATTGTCAGACTGACGCTCACAATCTCCGCTTTCCGTAGAGTTCCATCACCTGGGGACGGTTCGCCGGTTCCGGCACAATGGCGACGATGTCGAAGGTCTCTAAGCCAACCGTCACCCTTTGCTGCATCGGGCTATACCCGGCGACGGTGGTCGAGTAGCGGATCGTGAACTTTACGTCGGCGTCGGAAACTTCCTGCTCCGCCTCAATTCCGGAGCCTCCCTTGACGTTATCCCTCTCAGCCCAAACCGAGATGCCAGCGTCCCAACTATCGTCCAGCCCGCCGAGATCGTTCACGCTGGTGCTCAGAGTCGAGACCGTGATCTTCTTGGTCTGTTTCGAAAGCGCTCTCACAGTCGGTGCGGTACGACGTAGCCGGAGACCATGTATTGAATGAACTCGGGAATCGGTACTTGCCGCGGATCTTCGCCGCGGTGCTCGAAGAGGTGGGTCATCAATCCCTTCACCGCCGCTATGATCGCGTCCGGGACATCGGTCGTCGCTGGCCCGTAGCCCGCAACATAATTGATCAACCAGGGTGGACCTTGATCGCTCTCGACATCCGGCACATCGTCATCCTTCGGGCGGAGCACCGCCGGGATGGAAGGCTCGACATCGAAGTCGAGGAAGCGGGTCCAGACGGTCGATTCGTTCTCCCAGTAATCGACTGCATAAGTGCCGTCGTTGATGTACCCGTCATCGCTGAAACTAGTTGAAGTCGTGCCGGGCGTAACGGTCCCCGCGAGATTCTTGTCCTCGAAGGTGCCGTTCTGATCGGTGACCCGGCACGTAGATCCTCCGCTCGCCATGACCTGATCGAGGACCGCGGCGGACGCTCCGACCACCAACTTCGCGCCTCTCCCTCTGAGCTCGGTGGTGGCGGCGACCGGCCAATAGGAAACCTGATCGACCACGATGAAGGGAGAGCGAGGAAGCTCAACCCCTGCGACCGGCAGAGAATCCAAACGGATCTGCCAAGTCTGTTCTATAAAACTTTGCCGGAGATGATCTTCGAGCTTCTCAGTCGCGGCCACGACGAGAGAGTCGATCAGATCGTCCTCGTCGGAATCGGTGACACGGAGGTGCTCCTTTGCGTCGGCCGTCGATACCAGTTGGACCGAAGGCGCGGTGATTCTCTTGAGGCTTTTGAACATCTAATCATCCGACCTCGAAGTCGCTTTTTTCGCGGCCTTCTTTTTCGGCTTTGCTCCGATGCAATCCGTCAGGAGGACTGCGAGTCCTTCGGAGACTTCAATCTCCTCTCCTTGCTTGTGGGAGACTCCCGCGATCCGGACGTCTTTGGTGAGCGTGACAGTCATTTCTTTTCCCCTGCTTTTTTCGCGGCCTTCTTCTTCCCGGCCTTCTTCTTCGCTTTTGTTTCCAGTTCCCCCGCAATTCCTTTTTGCACAAGCCTGGCGGCGGTCGCCGGATCGGTCTCGAAGGGTTCCCCCGCTTCGACCTTGTCCTTCCCGAGGACGAAATTCTTGAGAGCAGTCAGTCGCGTTTCCATCGGTTCAAGTGGAGCGTTCCGAGAGCGGCCTAAACCGCCCCCGGAACTAACACCATGTGTCTGCCAATTAAGCTTGTGTCCCGTAAGTGATCGCGTCGCTCTTCGTCAGGCGTCCGTCGACTCGCTTGGTAAAGCGGAAGCCAACAAGACCACTCGCGGCGTAGAGCTCGTCGAGTCGCTTGACGCTCACGCCGAATCGGTCGGCGATGACGTAGTAACTCAGATCCCCGAAGCAGATCGAGCGGACTCCGGTGGCCGGAGCGGTGAAGCTGTCGCTCACTTCGAACGGGCGACCGAGCAAGCGGTCCGGCTGCTCTGCGAAGAGTCCCGGTTGCCACATGTACTGGTTGTCGCTGTCCTTCAGCTTGCGAATCAGGAGAGCCATCGCGTCGGAGGTGACCCAGGTCGAGTTGGACCGGTAGCCGACTGCGAGGTTATGGTAGACGTCGAGCACCTCGTCGGAGGTGATCGCAGCGGTCCCCGCCAGGGAGACGCCGCTTGTGCTGACGCCGCCGACAGTGGTGACATCCTCGATCCCTTCGGGCTTCCCGGTACCGTTTCCAGTGATGAAAGCCGCTTCTTCCCTGAGCGCGAATTCGATAATCGCTTCACGCTGCAAGAAACTGGGGAGGTCGAAGATCTGGTCCTCCAAGAGCTCTTCCGAGACTTTGATCACTCCACCCAGCTTGTAAGCCTTGAGGGTTTGCTGACCGAGGGTCGGGACCGGGGTGCCGTATGCAGCCTCCTCGTCAATCCAAGCGAACAGTGCCCGCACCGTCTGGATGGGGAAGTTCCGATCGCTCGCTGTATTGATCACCGTCGCGTAGCGGCGGATCACGTTGGCGTCCGCTGCTCCGACCGTAATGGCGTCAGCCCAAGACTCGGGGACGAGGTATCCGCCTTCCGAGTCGGTGCCTTCTGTCATCTGGTTCTGCACGCTCTGGCTTCTCGAACCGCGAACGTAGTTCATGAACGCCTCGCCGTAAGAGGCACGCGCCGTCGGGCGCTTGTCTCCGCTCGGAGAAGGATCGTCCGGATTGGCTCCCGGCACCACTGCGACCGGACGGTCACTGATCAGCGCCATGTTAGCTTCCCGCTTCGCGAGAGCTTCTTCCAACTCGACTTCCTTGGAGAGCTTGTCGAACTCCTTCTCCATCGCGCCGTATTTGACTTCATCGTCGGCGGAGAGCTCTTGGCCCTTCGCTTCATCGAGGACGGAGCGCATCTCTGCAACGAGTGCGCCTCGGCGTCCTTTGGTTTCATTCAGGTTCATTACACTAATTTTGTGTCAGTTGTCGCTCGAAGAGCTTTAGGCGTCGCGCCTTCGCTCCGTGAGGAATTGTTTCCCGCTCTGGCTCCTCACCAGCTTGGAGATCTGTTTGAGCCTCAACGGGCTCGGAAATCTTTTGACCGACTGTCTCGTTTGTCCTGGCCGGATCCTCTTGCTCTTCCTGCTCTTCGGCAATCGAATCGACGAACCCCATCTCCAGCGCTTCCGCGGCGGTCATCCAAGTTTCGTCACTGACCATCGATCGGATCTCGGCCTTGTTCGCTTTGGTCTTGCGTTGGTAGACAGCCACCATCCCGCTTTCGATCTTGTCGAGGATGTCGGCGGTTCTCCTCATCTCGTCGGAGTTGCCGACTTCGAGGGTATAAGGCTTGTGAATCATGAACTGCCCACCTTCACACATCGAGAGCGAGTCGCATCCCAGAGCCGGGAAGGTGGCGGCACTCGCCGCAATGCCGTCGATGTGGCCGATGACCTTAGCCTTCTGCTCACGGAGGAGGGAGTAGATCGCAAGCCCTTCGAAGACACTTCCGCCCGGCGAGTTGATCCGCACATGGATCTCATCCGCCTCAAGCCCGGAGAGCTCCTCGTAGATCTGGCTGGCGCTGACCTCTCCGTCGACCCAGGGGAACTCGGTGATCTGTCCGTAAATCCGGAGCTCGGCGACCCGATCCCCAAGCATCGAAATGTTAAGCCACTCCGGCTTCTCACCGAATACTTCGTCGGGGCCGAACTTTCTCCTCGCCCGCTTCGCGGCTTCCGCGAACCAATACCGACTGTCCTGACGGTCGGGGCCGAGTGCTTTCATGAGAATTTTTTCCATTAGTCCTGTTCCGATCTGGCTCCCGCCGGGGCCATGTTCATGGGTTCGAGCATCTCGTCGAGACCGTCGATCGGGTCGAGATCCTCGAAGACGCGAGCTTCGTTCCGCGACAAGACGCCGGCAGTGATCAGCTTCGAATAATAGTCGGCCCGCTCCTGCATTTTCCCGCGCATGAGTCCGCGAAGATCGAGCTTGAAGAACTTGCCCGTGATGCGGTCGCGCTCACTGAGTAGTAGTCGAGCGAGTGCCGACTCCCAGGTGACCGCCAACGGTAGGATGCAATCGGCGACCCAATCGATTTGTTGCTCCTCGATGTTGGAGAAGGTCGCGTTGTCAAGGATCTGAACCTTGTGCGGAGGCACGTTGTAGATTCTACAAATCTCCAAAGACTGACGCGCCCGGCTCTCGTCCATCTGACTTTCTCGGTTCGCCTGGCGGGCGGTGAGGATCTTGAGTCCCTCCTCAAAGATCTTGTATTGGTGCGCCTTCTCAACTCCGCGGCTCTGTTCCATCGACTGCTTTAGTCGGTTGTATGCGCGGTCGCTGAGAGCTTGCTCAGTGGAGAGGATGGTCCCCGGCTTCGAATCGTTCGCGAAGAACTTCGCGGCATTCGTGTCGAGCGCCATTGCCAGCCCGAAGACGTCCTTCAGACCGCCCACCGGATCGAACCCGTATATTCCGTCGAAGGTCAGCCCTCGAAGGTGGAGGACATCCGACATCGGAAGCGGATCGCGCCCGTCGAGTTGGTGCCGGAACTTATAGTAGAGAACACCGTCTTCCGTTCGGTCCGGCGTGATGTTCGCCGGGTGGATCGGCCAGAGCTCCGCGGGCTGGCCCGCGCCATTGCGCACGACCTCGGCGTAGGCATTGTTGTGCAGCGAGAGGTGCGCTTGCATCACGCGGCGGAAGTCGACCGAGGTCATCTCGGGATTGGGCTTGACCGCTAGCAACTGGTGCATCGGGTCGAGGCGCAAGATCTTCTTGCTCCCGTCCGGGCCACCTTGGTAGAGCCGGATCGGGAGAGTGGCGAAACACTTCGAGATCACGTTGACGCAAGCATAGACCACCGCGATCCCGAGGATCTTTCCGGGGGTTACCGAAAGACCACTCGAGCTCTTTCTGCTCAACGCATCGATGAGCCACTGCGCCGGGTCGGTCATCGTGCTCGCTTGCACATCGGCCTTGCGCCGTTTTAAAAAGGGCCAATTCACTCGCGTTCATTTTGCCCGTCCTTGCCGACCGCCGCGATACGCTGAGAAGAGAACTTTGTTCACTTCCCGCCAGGGCTCCCGCTGATGATCCGATCGTAGCGCAAAGCGAGAACCCGGTGCTCCAGCATCTCAAGTGCGAGAACTGCTTCCGTCCTGACCACCGATTCCGGCACGAATCGTTTGTGCAATCCGCGCCGATTGATTCCGAGGAGTTCGGCCAGGACGGTGACGGACAAGCCCAGAGCGTCGCAACGCAACCGATATTCCGCTCCGGTGATCGATCTTGCTGGTCGGCTCTGAGTCATATCACAAGCGGACCTCGCTTCTCGTAGACGCTCTCGGCATCGGCACTGACAAGCGCTCTCCCGAGCGCCATGATGCTCGCCACGATTCCATCGATCCGGTCGGCACTCCGGTTCTTTCCCGGTCTGAGATTGTCGTTGCTGTCCCTGACCACTTGAGCGTTCTTCGCCATCCACCGGAGAGCAGGGTTCCCGAAGTGCTCGAACTCCCGACGCATCACCATGACCTCAAACTCCTTCGTGGGATGCGCCATTGTCGCGAATCCTTGACGCATCTGGACCATGTTGAACCCGTCGACTTCGAGGTGCGTCGCGGTCGCCCCGGCATTCCAAGGATCGAAACCGATCTCCTTGATCCGGAACAAGTCGCCATCGCTTTTGAGATCCGCCTCGACCTGATCATAGTCGACCACCTCTCCGTCGGTTAGCTGCACGAATCCCTCGCTCACCCACTTCTTGAGCGGGATGCGGTCCCTTCGCTCTCGCAGTTCCGCGGTCGCTTCCGGCACCCAGAGGCGGAGGAGGATCACCCACTTCTCATCCTTCTCGCTCGGAGGGAAGAGATGAGCGGCGGCGGTGAAGTCCACTTTCGCGGAGAGGTCGAGCCCGGTGAAGCACTCTCTTCCAATCATCGATTCCCACGCATCCGGGTAAGAGATCTTCGTCCTGCCACAGTCTTCAAACCGCGCCATGTCGAGCCACTTGATCTCGCCGCTCGTCCAGATGTTGAGTTGCTTGGTCTTGACGGTGTTCTCCTTGCTCGGCATTTGAATCGCCCGGTCGATCTGTGCCTTCATGAAGTCTAGATTCTTCGCTGTTCCGAGTGCCGGGTTAGCCTTCGCCCAGGTCTCCCGCTTCTTCCAACCGTCCGGGGAGTCGATGTCTTCCTGATCCGGAGCCGCTATGAAGACGAAGGTCTCCTCATCCTCGTAGCCTTCGAGCTCAAGGACGTTGCAACAGTGGGTCCGGACTTGGTAGCAGATCCCGTCCTTGTCATGTCCGGCGGTGGTGATGGCGAAGATGAGCGGTTGGTCCCTCGATCCCATCCCGTCTTCCAACTGATCCCAGAGCGCACGGTGCGGCCAAGCATGGAACTCGTCCGCGATCCCAACGTGCGGGTTGAGCCCGTCGAGCTTGTCGCTGTCAGCCGGGAGAGGTTCGAAGAAGCTGTCGGTGCGTTCGAATTCGAGCTTCGAGTAGCGGGTGCGGAATTTGTTTTTGAGAGCAGGGGAGCGGCGGGCGATCTTCTCCGCCATGTCCCACACGATCTTCGCTTGCTTCATCTTCGTCGCGGCGGAGTAGATCTCCGCCCCCGACTCGCCATCGAGAGCGAGGAGGTATAACGCGAGCACCGCGGCCAGGAAAGTCTTCGCGTTCTTCCTTCCCATCTCGACGTAGGCAATCCGGAAGCGCCGGAGCCCGGTCGCCTTGCGCTTCCAACCCATGATCGATCCGAGGATGAACGCTTGAAAGAGGTCGGGCTCGAAGGGCTTCCCGGCCAGCGGTCCCTTGTAATGGTAGCAGAGCCCGGCGAACTTCAGGACTCGATCGGCCGCAGCAGTGTCGAAGTAGAACGGAAAGCTCTCTTCTTCGGCTCTCTTGAGGTCCGCAAGGTGCCGTTCGCAGGTCCGGATGACTTTCCCCCCTGCAAGGATCTTCCCGGCGGTGATCGCTTCCGCGTATTCCGTTGGTCTTTCCCCGTCGCTCAACACAATCCCATCAGCTTCTCGAAGTCATCTCCTCCGTCTCCCGCTCCCATGCTGCTCCGTGGCGTGAGCCCGAGCTCATGGAGGAGGGTTCGGCATCTTGCCCAGGCGCTATTCATAACGGTGCAAGCAGGGTTCTTCCTCTCGACGTCATGGCCGCGTTCGGTTTTTGTCATCTTCGTCATTCCGTTCTTCACCACATCGGCCCGCGCCCAGCGATACTCCTCGAAGGCACCGGCGTAGAGTTCAAGAGCGGGAGCGTCCTTCGAGGAGAGAATCCCTGCCGCCCGGAGATCCCTGACCGCCCGGCCCCACTCCTCCTTGCCCACCTTGCCGAGCCACGCTGGACAGACCAAATCCGCTCCCCCGTCCCCAGGGACCGGGAGACCCTTACACCCGGCGGATTGGTTCGGGTGTCTTCTCCTTCCGAGTGCGTCGGTGTCTTTCATTGTTCCACTCTAGCGGAATCTCATCACGCAATCAACAGGGCGCTCTTGCCGGTGTAGTCTTCCCATCGCCGGATGATGATGTCGCAGTACTCCGCCGAGATCTCCAGACCGTAGCAATTGCGACTGAGCCGCTCGGCGGCGATCAGGGTTGTCCCGCTGCCGAGGAACGGGTCATAGATCGCATCCGCCTCGTCGGAGCACGCTTTTATGAAGAACTCGGGGAGCGCTACAGGGTATGCTGCCGAGTGGCCAAGCGCCTCGCGATTCTTGCCGAGCGACAGGACGTTGGACGGGTAAGCCATGCTGCTCGCAGACTCTGCGATCGCGTTGTGGATGGCTGCCCCCGATCCGGGCAATCCCTGCACTTTGTGAATCGGACCCTTGTATGTTTTCCTCCTGCCCTGAACCAGACCCGACCTCATGCTCGGGTGGTATTCGCCGCCGTGAAGAGAAGCCTCTTCCTTCCAATCTGGTATGCTGTCTGTTGGGTGCATGACAGATTCCGGTCTGAACTTATGCGAGTCCCTTGTGAATTGGAAGATCGGTTCCCACCCGTTCTTGAATCGAGCCCGAGCGATCTTCGGCGTACCGCCATGCGTCCAAATGTATTCGTCGACGAAGCGCCATCCCCATTCCCGAACGTGCGCGAGGGTCAAGTCCTTCACATAGAGCACCCGCTGACCCTCCTCGCAGTGTTCCTTGATGTTGACGAACCATGACCCATCGCTTGCGAGATGTGCCGCGACTTGCTTCTGCACCCCGTCGAACCACTCGACGAAAGCGTCGGGATGGATCGGCTTGAATCCGCTCTCCTCGTCATACTTTCTCTGACTCGCATACGGCGGCGAGGTGATCGCGACATTGATTTGCCGGCCATCCATGAGCCTCGCCACAGAATCGGCATCTCGACAGTCCCCGCACAACAGCCGGTGCTCGCCAAGCTGCCACAACTCCCCTGGCTTCGTCTTCTGCTCAACCTCATCGGGCAAGCTGTCCTCGTCGGTCAGTCCTGCGAACGGCTCCTCTTCTTCCGCCTCGGAGAAGTCGACGAGCTCCATCGGATAGTCCATCGCTTCGAGCTCCTCAAGGATCGAGCTCCGCATATCGAGATCCATCTCAGCGAGATCCGCAATGTCATTGTCGGCCACCATATCAGCGAGTTCCTCCTCCTCTGAGTCGTAGTCCTGAAGGTCGACCGGGACCTCCGTGAAGCCCGCCTTAAACGCGGCCAGCAGCCGACCATGACCCTTGGTGATGAACCCGGAGCGCTTCGAGACAACAATCGGCGAGCGCCATCCCGTCGCCGCGATGATCTTCGCGAGGAGTTCGACCTGTCTCTCTGGGTGCTGGTTCGGATTCTTCGGGTGAGCCTTGAGCTCTTCGATCGGTTGGAGCTCTTCGTGAGCGCATTGAACTTTCATGACTTTCTCGCGAGGGAATTCCCGATGACCTCATGGGGAATTCCCCAATGGGGAATTCCCTGGGGTTCGATTTTTTTGCAGGTGTCGCTTTTTTTCTGCTATTGGCCCCCGGCCTTGAGGATCGTACTCCCAGAGATTTGACCCCCTCCCGACCCGAGCCGGGGAAAGGGGGGGAGGGGTCTGAGCTTGTCCTCTTTGGCTCTTGCCCGGTCCTACGGGCGCTCTGTGGCTATGACGCGGCTCTGAGTCCGAGTTTTCCGCTGTCGGGCTCTCAGCGGCTCCTGTGGTCCCGGTCAGACGGTGAGCTCGCTTCTCTCCTTCGAAGAGGTGCTCGGTGGGTTCCCCGGCTCTGACCAGTGATTCGACGCGGTGGTGGCACCGGCTGCAGAGGCTGGCGTGATTGCTCCAGTCGAGCAGGAGATCCGGGCGCTCGGTGAGCGGCTTGATGTGGTGCCGGTGCTCCGCTGGCATCACTCGCTCTCCATGATCCCCGAAGGGATCGCAACATAGCGGCTCCCTCTTCCGGCCCGCTTGCGAGCACTTGATCCAGCGCCAGCGTGATCTCAGCGCCCTCACCAAGTCCTGCTTTGTCTTAGCACGGGTGCCAGCGGTCGAAGACCTGGGCTTGTGCGTTGGAATTCTCCGGGCCATCGCTACCAAGTGGCGCACCGTCCGCGGTTGTCGATATGGACGAAGGTCCGGTAGAGTCCCAGACCGCCCGCGAAGACCTTGGCGTCGCGCATCGTCCGCAATCGATCGAAGGCGGTGGCGGGTCGCTGGCCGATGACTTGAAAGTCGATCGCACAGTTCCGGAGATGCTGGCTGTTCCTTGCCGCTCCGGGGAGGATCGAGTTGTAGCGTTCGCTCCGGTATGAACTGACGATCTTTATCGGACGGCCAATCGACTCTCGGAGACAGTCGAGCACAAAGAGAGGCACGACGATGTTCCCCCACAACGCCTCCGGGGGTAGTGAGTTCTGGACGCCGGCCTTTACCCGCTCGGCATAGCTTGTCAGTTCCTTTGCGCTGAAGTGCCGGAGCCGAAGGCCCGTGATGAATTCACCGTAAGTCATCATGCCTCCTCCCCTAGGTTGTCTCGCGCATTGCCTTGACGTCGATGACAGAGATCCCTCCGCTATCCCCCTGGATTGCGAGTTCGAAGACTTTCCCCGGAGTTTTCCAAGCTGCACCGCCTCCAGGCAACTGAACCGATCCGCTTCTCTCATCTCCGACCATCATTCCACCCACTTTTACCAGAAAGTCGCTCGGCCACCGTGCTCGTTCGATGTGCATAATGTTCCCGGTGTGACGGATTTGACAGTTCGCAAAGGTCAATCCCATCGCGTTGTAAGTAAGCCGAATCGGAATCGTCGTGAGTTCAGTCTCGAAACTTTGAACCTTCACCTCCACGGCATTACTCAGTTCCAAACCGGTCGCGCAGTTGTGGGTGGTCAGATTCTCAACCAGGAGCCCCTGAACTCTCTCCTTGGTCGCCAACCCTGTCGACCAGACCCGGGCGGCTGAAGCCTCTCCACCGATTGTGGCGTCGAGGAAGACGTCGCGGACGGAATAGGTGTCGCCGCCGAGCACCAAGCCGGTCCCGTACTCTCCGAAACCACGCACCACCAAGTTCTCGATCCCTGCGGATTGCTGTGCTCCCCGGAAGGACACGCCTCCCTTCCCGGGCCAGGTCTGAACGTGCAGCATCCGGCACCCTGCACCGAAGTTCGAATAGAGGGTGTCTGATTGCGGTTTCTTCCACTCCAGCACATAGTCACCGGTGAAGCCTTGCTCCGCCCTAAAGCCCGCACTTGATCCGAGGTGATGCTTGGCCCGAAAATCGCCCACCAGTTCAACGTGCGAGTCGAGGACGAGGGTCCGGTCGAGAGGATACCAGTCGCGGAGGACTATCGTCCCGCCGCGTTGCCCGGAGCCGGAGAGGTTGAGGGATGATTGAGCTCTCTCGAAGACTCCCACCCAATCGATTTCACCACCCGTCGGCTCGGTCCCGAGGAGCCACTCCAACTGGTGCGATGCGCTCGCGACGATCTCCGCCGCTTCTTGCCGTGTCGGTATTTCTATCTTGTCCATGATTTCAGGTCACAGTTCCAATAAGAGGATGACGGCAACGGAGATCGGGGTGCTGATCAACGCCCAGAGTATCAGTGTTTTAAGTGTCATTGTCTGAATCGGTTTCAGAGCGAGCCATCCTCGGAAAGTGGAATTCCCACGACCCCTCAGAGCGCTCCTGACTACTGGTTGCATTGACTCTCCTTCTCCCGCATAGCACCCGTGACCTCTCTCAGATAGGCGGCTGACTTCAGACGATCGAGGAGTCGCCAATCTCCCTTCTGCTCCGCGAAGTTGTGCAGGTTCCCGAGGATCAGTCGCCAGGTTCGGGAGCAGCCATCTTTATTTCCTGCGTGGTGAGCGGAGACAATCGAGACTGCCCGGTGCAACTGAGTGTCGCTCTCCTTGAGCCACCGGGCGCTTTCCTCAAAGGAGCCTCGTCGCTTCAGTTGCTCCAACAAGAGCGCCACCTTGCGCGGGCTCCTCCGACCTTGATCGAAGCAAGCTGAAGCGCTCGTCATCCTCGTCGTGACCATGCTGGCCACCTCCTCCTCGGTCATTCTCATAGCTTTAGTCTCTTCTCCGGTCTCGTATCGATTACCCGCGCCACGGGAGCCGATCGACCCTCCGCGACTCTCTTCGCCTCGTAGGCCCGCCAATGCATCGCAAAGGTTCTCAGATCGCTTCTCCAGTCCTCGATGTCCACTTGCAGCCCGGACTTCACTTTCGTCCAGTTAAGCGCTCCACGGTCATTCTGGTAAGCTACAGCGCACTCCTCGCTGCACGGGATGGACGTGGCATACTCCTTGAGCTCTTCGAGCGTCGGTGGCCTTGATCCAGTCCCCTCCTCAAAGGGTTTGCCAAAGGGTTTGCCTTTTCCTTTTCCTTTTCCTTTTCCTGACCCCTTCCATAACCCTTCGGGAAGGGTATGGGGTAACCTATCAATCAAGTTGTTCTTTTCGACGCTCTCGAAGACCGGGTTGTGAGCCTTGCATGAACGCGAGAGGCTCTTGTATTGGAAGCTAATGAACTTCGTGATGAACAGCTTTCCGTCTGGGAGGGTTTGGACCTTGCTGTTGAGCTCCGCGATCGCCTCCTCGCTGACAGACTTCCCGATCTGAAACGCGGCGAGCTCCCAGTCCGGGTCGATGACTCCGGCGGCATCGCAGTTGTCCAGAAGCCATTGCCACGCGAGCTTCGCTTCCGCTGAGAGCTTCCGGAACCAAGGATCGCGCCACTTCTCGGTATCAGTGAAGCGCTTCTTCATCTCGCGAGCTCCCAAATGATTTGTTGCCGGTTTCCTCGACCTGGACCACGACGGTCAGTCCGGCGGACGCGCCGCTTTCCCTCCAAGGGCTTCAACCTCGGCGACGTCGTGTTGCTGTTGATGCCGGGATGCATCCGCTGCACCTCAACTTCGATCTCGTACGCAGTCCCAGATCCCCCGAGGCGGGTCATGGCGTCGAGGACCATCCGCTCCACTCGTCCAGCCTCCTTGCCCGTGATCGCATCCGCCGCACCGTGCGCAGTGCTGGGATCGGATGATCGCGCAAGGGCTAGCCCCTTCTCCCTTTGCCGCTTCGCGTAGTCGAAGAGGGTTCTCTCGCTCTCTGGACCCGCCCGGATTGCTTCAACGGCGGCGTGGCGGCTCGACCACGCTCTCCGCGAGCCTTCCGAGCTTTCCCAGAACTCCCCATTTTGCCGGATCGAGAACGTCGGGCCGAAGCGATTCAAGGACCGATCATACGGGAACTCGACGATTTCGGTTTTCATCGATTGAGGAGGGAAGGGTTGCCAGAATCGGGGAGGAAGACCCGCCCCGCGAACGGGAAGAGGAATGCGAGCAGAAAGAGGATCGAGAGCGCAACGGCGACGGCCACGATCTCGCGCCAGGGGATTGAATCAAACGCCGACGGTCGCTGCCGGATATGGAAGAGGAGCACCGCAAGAACGGCGGTGAGGAAGCTGAGACTCAAAACCCAGCCGAGGAGTTCTCCGTGGGATGCGCTCATTTTTTCCGGATGTGGCGGAGGATCGTCGCGACCACATCGGTCGAGGTGGTGCAGACCGCAATCTGGCCTTGCCAGTTGGCGTGAAGGCTGACTTGAGAATTCGTCAATCGCCGGGCGCTCGGCGGCTTGTTGCTGTCCTTGAGCTCGACGAGGTAATTGGCTCCCCACAGCCCGACTACGATGTCGGGGAACCCCTTCCCGAAGGAAGAGGCGTCGACGATGGTCGCCTCCGGTAGTGCCGCTTGGAGCTCTGCTATGACCTCCCTCTGGTTGGCGTCGGTTCTCTTCGCGTAACCGCTCATCCCTCCATCTCGGTCAATCGTTCCATGAGAGCTTCTTCGGCGAACACGGTCGGAGTGTGCATCCGGAGCATTGTCTCCCCTTCCGCGAACGGGCTCATCCAGCTGTCGGTCTTCATGTCGCGGATGATCCGCGGGACATGGTAGCGGACAAACTCACCCCCGGCGTCGAGCATGAGGTTGTCCAGCTTGTCCACTCGGACCTCGAAGGGAGGGGCCGAGGATTGCCATATGATCTTCCACTCACGCCGCGGCTCGTCACTGAGCTTCGACCAGAGGTAGAGGTAGAACGCCGCCTGAACATGGTAGCGGAACTTGCCCACCGTCCTTTCAAGCTCCGAGTCATTGTGCAGGTTTGCCCCGGTGGTCTTCAGATCGACGATGCAATCTCCGCCGTCCGGAAGGCAATCGACCAACCCCTTGGCCGGGATGCCATGCTCGGAGGTGAAGACCAATCCCGTCTGGAAGAGGGAGCCTTCGAGGAGCCGGGCGGAGGCTGGCGTCGAGGACAGTTTTTTAACCGCTTCGAGCGCCTGGGCGAGGTCATCCGGTTTGACGATCCTTCGCCCCCCCGCCAGCACGGAGTCCCTCCACTCCTTCGCCGCTTTCGATAGCATCGCGCCGTTTGCACTCAGGTGCTCGCAGTCGGTAGACAGGACGAACTCGTCATCGAAGTGCTCCGGCGTGAACAGCAACAGGTCGACGAGGGAGCCCCAGGTCATCGCAGGAGTCGCCTTGAACGCCGCGCCGGTGATGAAGCGCTCCGGCCCTTCCTCGACGTATCGCTTCAGAGTCGAGGTCGAGATCGGTCCCTTTGTTCGGTCGAATTCCCAAGCGTGGTAATCCTTCGGCGAGATCTTGGTGTGTATTCCGTCTTTAATCATGATCAGAAGAGAGGTGGAGGCTTGCCGGTTTCGGGGTCCAGATGCCGCACCCGGATGCAGGGCGTTCTCGGGTCGCCCATGAAGGCACAAGTGGTGGGGAAGAAGGTCACCCGCTTGCCCACCCACTTCGCCGGATCGGGGCCGTGAATCCGAGAGATCCAAACGTGATTTATCTTCGCAAGGACGAGTTCTTTCTCCGTCTCCTTGAAGGAAAGCACGGTCCCCTCCATTGCGTTCCCGTCGGACCCCTTGTCGGAGGCGTCGGCATATCTCCAACCCGCAATCGTCAGGGTCGCATCCTTCCCGCCGAGATCCGGTTCCCGCATGTATGGGGAAGGATACGCCACCGAGAACTTGAACGCCTCGACGCTACTTTTCTTCGCTTCGCTCACCGGACTTCTCATACCTTTCCGTGCTCTCGGTCGTAAAAGTGGACGGGAGACTCCTCCCCTCGGAGCCTCCCGTCGCTTTCGTCTCGTTCCCTGTTACACCAGAAAAATTGACCCCTCCCTCCTCCACGGAATTCCTTCCCTGGCGGAAGAGTTCGCCCGGACGGTCCGCTAGTGGAGGGAGAGGAGAATCGAAGTGCCGCTGATCGGGGAGAAGAAGGTAGATCCCGAAGAGTGCCACGAAGATAAAAGATCCGCCGTGCGCGATCGCCGAGAATGACGCCAGTGGTTGCGGGAGGTAAGCGAAAGAGCTCGCGATCAGCGGGGGCCACAGTGCAAACCCCACGCCCAGGACGAGCCAACCTTTGGCCTTACTCTTCACGATCATCAGTTCACTTTCGCCTCGTTGATGATTCGAAGAACCTCGGTCTTGGGCACCATGACCGGACCGTATCCCTTAATGATTTTGAGCTTCCCTCCCTTCGCCAGCCGATACGCCCAGATGTAGTTCTTGCCGAAGAGTTCCGCGAAGCGCCTCAAGGAGACCGTCGCGGGTTCTCCCTTGAGATCTGCGAGGGTTTGAAAACTGACTTCCCTGTCCACCGTCCCTTGTGCTGCTTCTTCCATTCCACTCCGTCTGTTAACCGCTTAAAAAGTATTCGCTTTGTATTTTTCTACAAGGGAAAATACATAACTAAGATTAAACCTTACTCACATCCTATTCTATACCGACCTCCTTACGTTCTATTCAGAATCGCGCTCGCTTTAATACCCCGAGGAGGTTACTGGGGACTGAATCTGACCCTTAATTCATGCCCAAGAAATCAACAACCATCCGGATTGATGGTGCGGTCCACCGCCAGGCGCTAGTACGCCTGCGTCAACTTCACTTCTCCAGCTTCTCGGAATATGTCGAAACCCTCTGTCGTGTGGATCACGCTCAACAACTGCGAATCACCCTGGTGAGGGACGAGACGGGAGCACACTACTCTGCGGAGACCGAGTCGCACGTTGCCAAACCAGCGACCAAGGACTCGTCAACTATCCCGAGCCGCCCAAAAAAGAAGAAGCCCCGGACTTCTTCCGGGTCACGGCGCTAGGGCCACGAGAAGGTTCGCCACCTTTGGCGACTAACAACGCCTGGCCGACCGGCGGCGGAGTCCATGTCTGGACCCAGAGAAGGAACGCGGCGCAATCTCGACCGGCCTTGCCTCCTTCGGAGGCTCGTTTTGCAAGTGCAATGAAGGCGAGGCGAGTATCAAGGGGGGGGTTCTGATACATACCAGATTGATAGAATTTAATCTATGCGCGTCAAGGTCAGAACTCTTCCCCATGATAACATAATTCCACATGGTAATTTCAGAGTGCTCGATTTCAAAGTGCTCATTTTCGCGTACGATGCGCCTTCAGATGCACGCCTTTTCACCCCGCCGCTCTTCTGCCTGAGAACTTGATCACCTTCCCCTCCCTCTGGGTCTCCCGGAAGCCCGGCCTGAAAAAGGATAGTCTTAGCAGTCAGCAAGACCCAAGGACTTTGGCGGGGGCGGCAATGGATTTCCTTGTCCCCATGCCAGTTCTAGAGCAAAAAGGGCCAAACACTAATGGACAGGAAAGCGTTGCGCCACAGAACAGCCGTTTTATCAACGGTCGGATCATGCCTCATCTGGTGCGGGGCCCTGCCCGCCTCCGCCGACCTTGTGGTATTCGATCTCGCATGGTCCGGCGCCAGTTTCGGCAACGGCGCCACCGCGACCGGCCGCATCACGATTGACGAC